AAACTGCCAGTGCTGTTGATCTTGCTTGGCAGCACTCACATGCATGGGTTGCGTTCTCAAACTGATCAGCTGTATCAGTGTTTCGTAATTTCTCTGTTGATTTCTGCTGCGATGCCAGGCCAAAGTATTGTCCACTGTTTGCCCAGCTGCATCCTCAAACGGAAATTCATTGGTTCGCATGTGTCCAGTCACACCAGTGGCTGTGCAATCAAACAAGGTGCGGCATAAAATTTTCATTGTAGATATTTAAGACAAAGAAAAACCCTGGAGTTTTTAAATCCAGGGTTGCTGTGGTCGCTAAACTGATTACAGGTTAGTGAAGCTAGCTGTGCCAGAAACGTTGGCTGTTGGGATACCAATGTTCAGGCCACCAGTTGCGTTGGCTGTTTGAGCAGCAGCAACCAATGTAGCTGTGGTGTAAGCACCGCTTGGGTAGATAGCCAAGCTGATGGTACCAGCTGTAGCACCAGCTTGGTAAATTGCGATTGTACCAAGTTGTTGGATTGAAGTCAACACGTTGTTCAAGTAACCGTTAACGTTACCAGCATTGGTAAGTGCAGCGTTAGCTGTCAATGTGAAGAAGTCAAGTTTTGGACCTTGAATCTGAACTGGACCTTGAGCGGCCACGTTGGCTGTGCCGGCGATAGAACCGTTGGCTACGTCCAGTGCAAATACTGGCTGGGTAGTACCGTTAACTTTTGTAAAAACTGCCATGATTTTTCTCCTTAATGGTTGACCCTTTGGGTCTACTTTTATTTAGTCCAGACCAAAAAATCAGGCGGGTTGGGGGTTATTTCTAAGTCTATTTTGTGCGGCAAAAGCTTCGGGATCAAAGCGTTTGACTGCCTTGGCATAGCCTGATGGGGTGGCCATGACCCAACCTTCTTGCCCGGGGTGCTCGACGTCGGCCTGTCCCAGGATTTGCATCTTGATGTCATGCAATTGAATAAATGCTGTGAATGCAGCAGCCAGAGCTTCGGTGTTGCTGGCCGGACTGTTTAGATATTCAACAATGTTGCGGAACTTGCTGGGTGTTACTCGTGCCTGTAGCCACTCGCCAAACTCTGGCAGCAAAGTTTGTGGATTCAGGGCTGTGCCCACTTTGCTGTTGATAAAGTCCACACACAGTTTGGCCAAGTCAGTGATTTTGTGTGCTCGCAGTTCGGCAGGGTTAAACAAGGTGTCAATTTTGCCGCCGTCTTGCCGTACCAGGGCTCTAAGCTGCTTGAGTTTGACATCTTCCACTTTGAGCTGACTGGGCACCGCTGGACGCTCCAACATCAGGCCCTGCACCGGCTGAAAAGTAACGCCACTGAGAGGTTGACGTGGTTCACCTTGATCAGCATACATGCTGTGCACAGCCACTCCAATGTTGCTGTCACCAATGCGCTGACCCAGTTTGCTTTTGACCGGAATACGATACAGTATGGTATTGGGTTGAAACACATAGTTGCCGGCTTCAACTGGTGGTGTTTGCATGTACAGCAAATCACCCTTGACGTATCCACGAAATTGTGCAGGCAAGCTGGCTTCCAGCACTGGCCACAACTGTGTGTAGATATCAATCAGTCCAGCGCGATCGCCACCGCGTCGCTGTTGTATGTCAGCCATCATGCGCGGACTGGTGGCCAGACCGTCATAGCCTTTGGCTTCAAATCCCGACCCGTCTGTGAGCACAAATTCGCCCGTGGTGGGCTTGCGGCCCCAAATCACAGCAGGCTTGCCGTCCCACTTGGCTGTGACTGTGCTGGGCTTTTCTGTGGCATGCTTGACAATTTCCATGGCATCACGTATGCCCTGTGTGCCACGACGGAACACCAGGTCTTCCAAGTGCTCAATGCCCTTGGCTCTGCCGCCCACACCGGCCTGTTCAGCTTCTACCAGTGCAACATAGCCACGATTCACAATGCGATCGCGCAGGCGGGCCAAAAAGTTCACATCGCTTTCGGCCATGCCCAGCTGCGGTTCCTGCAGGCCTTCACGGGCAAGGTAATCCCTAAAGTCTGCCAGTTTGGTGTCACGATCTGGATCACGTGCCAGGGCAGCGTAGATTTTTTCCACAGTTTTGAGATCCGCAGCAGTGGCAGCTCGGCCCAGCAGCATCTGTGCTGCTTGATCAGGATCATGACTCACAACTTTGTTGGTAACACGATCCACCACACCATTGGCACCAACTTTGAGGCCCACATGTTTGGCAATGCTGCTCATTAACACATTGCGCACCATGCCTTTGTAGGCCGAATCTGAACCCGCACCATAGTAAAATATACCCCAGGGCACATTGTTGAAAAACATAAAATCTGTCTGCACAAAGCCTTGTCTTGGATCACCATTGATGGGAGTGCGAAAATGCAGCTCGCCTTTTTTGGCCACCCACTCACGTGGATCCTGGCCTTGACTGACCACATAGCGTGTCAACAGGTCTGCCAGTTGATCTTTGGTAATTTCATTTGCGTCCACAGCTAGATCTAAATCGCCTGACGTGGGCTTCTTGCCTGTGCTGCCCAGCCAACGACCAGGCACACGGCTTACAGCATCAACTTTGGCACTGAGGTCAATACCGGTCAAAGCTTCCAACCACTGCACTGTGCCTGCAACATCGGCCTGATTGATGCGCTGAGTCAGCGGTTGACCCTGTTTGTCTTTGAATACATTGCCGCCTTCTAATAGTCTTGGTATCATTTTACTGTTGGTGGTATGCCGGTCAGCTCTTTGAAAGCAGCTATGGCTCGTTGTGGATCAGCTTTGGCAATCTGTACCATGTTGTTAATGCCGTCTTGATCAAGGCCGCCTTTGGTGGCCAAGTTTTTAGCATCCGGGCTAAGTGATTTGGTTGCTTGTGGCCTGCCAGCAGTGTCAGTGCCAGTTCCAGCGTTGAACTGCTTCATGCCTATGGCTGGGCCAATGCCTTTGCTGACCAAGGCCACAAATTCATTTTTGACATCGCCTTTGATTACGCCACTGGTTATGTCAAAAATACCATCTATGCCAGCAGTGATATAATTCACAAGTTCTTTGGCTGCATTTTGAGTATCAGCATCGTCTGCTACCACAGTTGGCAATAGCTTGTAGTCACGCAAATCTAGGGTTTTGTCTATCAGCACCTTGAGTGCGCCTTTCAAAGCTGCTTGATCAGTGATGCTGGCTGCTGCCACACTGGGCACTTCGTAGGTTTGCATCCATTTTTGTACTTCAGTGTTCCAGGCCTTGAGCAACTGTGGGCCCAAAGTAGTGGCCATTTGTTGTCCAATTTTGGCACCAGCAACGTCAGGTGATGTTGATCCACCAGCACCGGGCGTGGGCTCGGCTGCTGCACCTATGGCTCCTGCTACTCCAGCAGCAGCACCGCCCGAAGATCCCAGGGTAGATGCCAGCCCTGATGCAAAACTGCTCAGGCCAGTGCCCGCAGCAGAAATTTCAGTGATTTTTTTACCAGGCCGAGTGATCTCAAAGATCTGCATGAGTTCTCCTCACAGACCGTGAAAATTTGCCGGCATCTTTGGTGCGTATGGCATTGAGCAGTTTGCGAGTGAGATTTTCAGCTTGCTCGGCACTGTATTCGGCTTCGATCTGTTCCAGCAATCGAATGGCCGAAGCAATGACGTTTGTGGCACGATTTTCAATCAGCAAACGCTGATCTCGTTCCACATACAACGAATCCAGTTCTTCTAAAATGCTCCGCGTTTTCTTGTGCATTTGTTATTGGGCCTTTGTATTATTTACCGACTTTGGGCTGTAAATAAATATCTAATGCAGACCAAGAGCTGAAGGAAAAACACATGACCAGTCAAATCAATCCCAACAATATCGATGGTACTTATCCAGTTGCTGGGCAAGCCAACAATACCCAAGGTTTTAGAGATAACTTTACCAATACCAAAACCAATTTTCAGTATGCTGCTGATGAAATCACAGACCTACAGAACAAGGCAGTGTTAAAGCAAGCTCTCAGTGGCACCACACTAGACAACAATCTCAACGACAATTTGATCTATGCGGTCAAACTGCAAGATGTTAGCTACACTTATGTGCAAAACACAGCCACTAGCGGCAGTATTGCCATTGATTACAGCACCGGGCAATATCAGTATCTAACCACAACTGGCAGCATCAGTTTAAGTTTTTCTAATTGGCCAATATCAGGCACAGCTGGCAGCATTGATTTGGCCATCAACATAACCAACACAGCCTATACAGTTACTTTGCCTGCTGCTGTAAGCCTGGGAACATCGGGTGTGCAAGGGTTGAGCAGCAATGTGATAACATTTGCAGCCACAGGTACCTACCAGTTCCGTTTTTTCACAGCCGACGGCGGCACCACTGTCACTGTGTTTGATCTCAACCGACCATTGCTGGGCAGTGGTCAGGCTGCTGTGGGCTATGGCGCTGGTGCTGGCAGCACAGTTACTCAAGGTACGTCTCGCACCACAGGGGTGACCATTGACGCTTACTCAGGCGCTATCACACTGGTATCTGCTGCTGGTAGCACATCGTGGCAAAGCTTTACAGTAACCAACAACCGAGTGGCCGCCACTGATACAGTCATTGTCAATCAAAAGTCTGGTACAGACTTGTATCGTTTACATGTAACGGCCGTGGCAGCCGGTAGCTTCAGAATTACATTTGCTACCACTGCTGGCACCACTACCGAACAGCCAGTATTCAACTTTGCTGTGATCAAAGCCGTGACGTCATAATTTTGCCCGCCTGTTGCCAATCTGTAAATATTGGGTAAGGCAACAAACTAAGGCATTTTATGACAGAACTAGAACAGATAGAAGCACTACTCAAACAATTTGGCAGACCTTGTCCAGATCAAGAACAATACCAACTCAGACTAGTAGAAGAATTTGAAGTAATAGTAGCTCAACGCTTCACAGAATACTTTCTCAAAATCCGGCGTGTGCTGGATCTCAACTCGGACATTCCCCACATGACTCGTGGATCAGCAGGCTCTAGCTTGGTGTGCTATCTCATGGGTATCACTGATGTGGATCCCATAGAGTGGAACATACCTTTCGCTCGCTTTCTCAATCCCCTGCGTGATGACTTGCCTGACGTGGACATTGATGTGCCACATCACAAACAAGAACTGGCCATGCAGCGTATATTTGACGCTTGGCCCGGACGCACAGCCCGAATATCCAACTATGTGCTATACAAAGAAAAGTCAGCACGTCGTGAAGCAGCACGTAGACTGGGTGCTCGAGGGCGCTTGCCTCGAGAAATTGACTACAAGAAACTGGGTGTGGACGAAACTGAAGCACGCCGCATAGAGAAAAAGCTCATGGGCAAAACTCGCTGCTTGAGCAAGCACTGTGGTGGCGTGATTGTGTTTGATCGTCAGCTACCCAAAAGCCTGTTCCGCGAAGACAATCTTATCCTGCTGGACAAAAACGAAGTTGAAGATCTAGAACACCTCAAAGTAGACATCTTGGCCAATCGTGGGTTGAGCCAGCTCATGGAAATTGACCCCACACGCATGATACACGAATATCCCACCGAAGACGAAGCCACAGCAGACCTGCTGGCTCGTGGTGATGTGTTGGGTGTTACACAAGGCGAATCACCAGCCATGCGGCGGCTGTTCCGAGCCATCAAGCCAACGTCCGTTGCTGATTGTGTGTTTGCCACTGCACTGGTGCGGCCTGTGGCCATGGAAGGTCGGCGCAAGGCAGCTTGGTTTCGTGACTGGACTGCCGAAGGCACCAAAGAACGTGCCATTGTGTGCGAGGACGATGCCATAGAACGCATCATGAAACTAATTGGGGTCAACGCATACGAAGCTGACATGTATCGTCGTGCGTTTGCCAAAAAGAACGAAGAAAAAGTCATGGAGTTCATGAACCGACTGGGCGATCATCCCCTGAAAGACGACATTTATAGGGAGATGTTGAACCTGTCAGGCTTTGGCTTGTGTCGTGCTCATGCTGTGAATCTTGGCAGGCTGATCTGGGCCTTGGCCTATCAAAAGGCCCACAATCCTCGCGAGTTTTGGCGAGCAGCTCTCATGCACTGCCAAGGTTCATATGCTCGTTGGGTTTATCGCAACGAAGCCAAAAGAGCAGGTTGGGACCTGCGTGAACTGGGCTTCGACAACTGGATCACTGAAGATCCTGTGGAGAGTTTTCGAGAACACGGTGCCTGGAACTCTCCCGGCTTCTTGCCCGGCATGGGCGTACAAAGTCTGTATTCAGAATACTATCAATTTGCCGGAA